GAATGAAGATAACAAGGCGGCACAATATGCTAACCTTGCGAAGGGTCAGGGGTATCAACCAACACAAAAGTTGAAGGTTGAGCCTATGACCCTGAAAGCGCTAGTCCGAGAGCGTATTGAAAATGGCAAAGATATGCCAACGGATATTTTTAACGTGTTCGTAGGAAACCGAACCACAATTAAAAGGAAACAATAGCAATGAGCAAAGTAGGAAACACGAAAGAAGTGACCAAAAAAGAAGGGGGTGCATTAGCCATTAATTTATTTGAAGCCGATGCAGACAAAGGTACTCAGAACATAAAGCAAGAAGATCTTGCATTACCATTCTTAAAAGTTTTGATGCCTCTATCTCCTGAAGTAAATAAAAAACATGGAAAATATGCCGAGGGGGCAGAACCAGGCATGATTTTTAACAGCGTCACCAAAGAACTTTATGACGGTGCTAAAGGTATAGATGTATTACCATGTCATTATGTTAGACAATATGTAGAATGGCAGGATCGTGGAACAAGTACTGGAGCCCCAGTTGCCATCCACAAAGCAGACAGTGATATCATGAGTAAAGTAACTCGTGATAAGTCTTATAAAGATAGGTTACCGAATGGTAATTACATTGAAACGACTGCTAATCACTTTGTATTTTTATTAGGTGATAATCCATCGACTGCTTTAGTTTCTATGAAGTCTACTTCGTTAGTAGTTAGTAGAAAATGGCTTACAACCATGATGGGTATTAAATTACCAGGTAAAGATGGTTTATTCACGCCGCCTACATATAGCCACATTTATAAACTAAAAACAGTTCAAATGTCGAATGACAAAGGAACTTGGTTTGGTTGGGATGTGTCAAAGATAGGCCCTGTATCAGATGAATCTATTTACAATATCGCTAAAAGTTTTGCTGAAAGAGTTGGCAAAGGCGAAATCCAAGCAAAACCTGAGGCTGCTGAAGCAAGCAGGCAAGGAATAAGTTTATAAGTTTCCTGTCAGGGAACATTGGGGCGAGAGCGGGAGACTTAACTCGCCCCGACTTATTATGTTATGCTTGAGAAATTTAAAAGGATATTTGCGGGCTTAGACTACGCTTATGGCAACTTTAAGAAGAAAACCAATAATATTCCTTCACAGAAAGTAGAAGGAAAATCTACCGTTATTCGTAAACCGGTCACTGATGAATTATGGAAAAATCATTTAGCAGGAGTTGGTCTGCGCCTAGGAATTTTTCCCGTTACGGCAGAGGGCACCTGTCGATGGGGAGTCATCGATATTGATAAATATTCTTATGACTATGAGGCTCTTTTAAAAAAGATTCGCGAAGAAAAACTACCTCTTATAATGTGTCGTTCTAAAAGTGGAGGCGCACATCTTTTTTTATTTACTAAAGAACTGGTTTCAGCAGCAGAATTAAAATATGCAATGGAGAAATGCGCAGCTCTCTTGGGGGTTAAAGATATTATGGACCGTATTTATCCTATGCAAACTAAAATTTTAGCCTCTCGTGGAGATACGGGAAGTTATTTAAATCTTCCTTATTATAATGCTGAAGAAGGCTCTCAATACGCATTCAACGACGATTTTAGTGCAGCTTCTATTGAAGAGTTTTTTAAACTTTATGACATACATGTAGTTAAAGATTTAGCTACATTTATTAAGGACTCTCCGAGCCTCCCGGCTACTATTAAAACTAAACATAGAAAGAAAGACAGCCCTTATACCGAAGCCCCACCATGTTTAATTATCCTTATTAAAGAAAAAATAAAATCAGGAGAACGAGATCAAGGTTTATTTAATCTTGGTGTTTTCTATAAAAGAGCTCAAACCGATGAAGCCTTTAAAGATAAAAATGGAAAGGCTCATACATGGCAAGAATTATTAAGAGAAGGTAATCGTAGATATATTGAACCTCCTTTAACGGACCAAGAAGTTAATAAAACAATTGGTTCATTAGAAAGACATGAATATGAAAGATATACTTGTGATAAGAATCCTATTCGTCGTGTCTGCAACCCAACAATTTGCCTTACTAGAAAATATGGAATTACTAACAAAGAATTTCCAAAAAACGCTAAACAGATATTTGAAAATTTAACTGAATCACAAAGTAACCCACGTTTATTTTTTATAGATGTGCAACCTGATGATCTAGCAAAAGAAAAAATAAGAGTAGAACTAGGCGCAACTCAATTAAGAAAGAAAGATAAATTTTATGACGCTGTTTTAGCCCGTACAGGAGTGTGGCTTCCTGACATGAAAACCAATGAGTTTAATGTTTTAATGGGTGAAGTATATAAAACACGAAACATTGAGGAAGCAGATGAAGAGGCTGATGAAGATCAGGACGTCCGTGACTGGTTTGAAGATTTCGTGAGTGCAACCGCTGCCTATACAGAAAGAGCAAACCTTCTTCAAGGGGTTTGTTATTATAATATGGAAACAAAAGAACTCGAGTTTCGTTTAGACCTTTTTATAAAATATTTAAGAGTACAAAAAATAAACATTTCCCGTCCTAAATTAATTAGCCGATTAAAAAGAATATTAGAAGCTAAAAAGAAACATGCCACTATTACAAATGACTTTAAAGAAGAAAGTAAGATTACTACCTGGACCATCCCTAATTACACGGTTCCTAAAGATAAACTTGTCATTGAAGGAACGGCCGAAGAACAAAAAACCATAACACCGGATGGCAAATGAGTGAAATGAAAAGCGATTTATTATTTATAACCCTCCTCACTTGTATATGGATCTTTATAGCCTTATGAGAAAATTTATTGTAGGGCCTCCAGGTACCGGAAAAACTACTCGATTAGTAGAATTATATTATGACCTTATTCAAAAATATAATATGGAAAGTATCATTACTATTTCTCATACTAACGTAGCAGCCGATGAAATTAGAGATAGAATCAGGGACGAAAAAAATGCCAAAAAATATAAAGTGTGGGACAAAATAAAAGCTAATAATAAAAAGTTTTATGAAGACCATATCAGTACCATTCATAGTTATTGTAAAAGTAAGCTTTTTGGCGCTCAAGTCTTTGATGAAGAATGTTATATAGAACTAGACAGGCAAAATAAATTATTTTCCCGGCATTATCATGGAGGAAAAGATCTTAAAACTCTCAGTAAAAGACACCCCTTCTGGAGATTCTTAGGGTTTTCAACTGATAATGACTTACGTTTCCCAGAATATTGGAAAAAACTATCTGATCATGACCGGAAAGAATATAAATATACTCTCCCCCAACTCATAAGTTTAAATAAATATTATCAAAAATTTAAAACAGATTATAAATTAAATAAAAAATCATCTAATGTTGTCGACTTTATTGACATGATTGATCAATTCAATAAAGCACCTAAGGATCCCGACATCAAAGTTTTAATTGTGGACGAAGCTCAAGATTCTAGTGTCCCACAAAGAAAAGCATTAGCAAAAATGGAAAAAAATGCTGAAATCGTTTATTGGGCTGGAGATCCTGATCAATCTATCTATGGCTTTGCGGGAGCTGATCCTGACTATTTTAGTCGGATATCAGCTCAGCCTGATGAAGAATTAAAACAAGGCCATCGTTGTCCAAGAGTCATTAATGAATATTGCAAACAAGTTATTGCACCCATATGGCAGCATTATGGTTACACACGTACATGGAAACCGAGGGAAGACAAAAAGACTGGTAAAGTTATAGAAGGCGAGAAACACCCACTAGAAAATTTAGAAAGATGTCCTAAGCTTCCTCTTTTAATAGATAGGCTTCATAACACGGATGAAACATTTATTTTTACTTACCGTGGAGGAAATGAATGTCTAGATCGAATCTTAAATTTCCTTAAAAAAGAAGGAATTAGATACTCTTCTTATGGTACAGAAAATAAATTTGTAAAAGATTGGGAGATTAATTGTCATCGAAACTTCCCTGATTTTGCCGCTGGTAAACCTCTCGATCTTAAATTGATTAAAGATATTTGTAAAAAAGGAAACGCTTTATTATTAGAACGAGGCTACCAAAAATTTGATTTCAAAGACTTTCAAAAACGAGATTATACATTACACGAATTAATTAACAAAGGAGTATTTACTCCTAAAGCTTCTCAGTATAAAAAATACGAACAAGTCAAACACAAAGAAAGTAGAACGCCCGATTTAGAAAATTTTAAGAGGACAGAGTATATTAATAAAATAATTAAAGACAACATCGACCTCAAGAAAGACGTGAAGGTTTTTTATGATAATATTCATTCTATCAAAGGAACTGAATTTGATAATGTAATTTTTGATGAATCTTTAATTAGACCAGAACCACGCTTTGATCGACTTCGACTGCGTTATGTAGGCTGCAGTCGAGCCAAGAAAACACTGTGGCTCTTAAAAACAATAACAGGAGGGACACTATGAACCCATACAAAAAACAAATTGGGGGAACTCATTACAAAGATATGAAAATCCAACCGAGTGAGTTTATCAATGAGAACAAGTTGCTCTTTGCAGAAGGAAATGCTATTAAATATATTTGCAGACATGCGTCTAAAGGAGAAGTTAAAGATTTAGAAAAAGCAAAACATTATATTGATATGATTATTGACAGAGATTATGGTGATCACCCTAAACCTTTACCTCATGGTTTTACTTTAACGGAAAAAAAATAATGTGTACGATTCCTGAACTCTATGAGCTAGACTTAAAAGGCGTAGACGTTGCAGCAGTTGACTTAGAAACTTATGATCCAGATTTAAAAACAAAAGGATCCGGCGCCATTACTACCGATGGTAAAAATAGTTATGTCGTAGGGATTGCTATCGCTACTCATAAACAAACTCTTTATTTTCCTATTAGACATCTTCATAAAACTCAAAATCGAGATCCTAAACAAACC